TTGTAATAGTCAATGGAATAGGTGTTGTGGTAGGGACATAGTTGCCAATATCAAACGAAAGACCATAACGAGAGTCTTTTACGTTAGTAAGCGTTCTGCGGACTATTTGTGCATCAATAGTCGCACCAGTTAAATCTACGGGAAGATTGCCGACATTAGTTATTCCAAGATTCCAATATGTGGCTTGGTCGTAAACTAATTCGCCTGTAATACACGGATTATCAAAGCCTGAGACTTGATAAATCGTATTTTTATTAAACACTGCCATGATGGCTCCTTACTAGGTTTTATGATTCCAAGCCCTCTCAGAACCACGCATCATGTTTTGTTTTGTCTTTTTAAAAGTATAACTCCCCGAAGGGAGTTTTACTAGCCCCACACTTCAGTTGGTTTCGTAGGAAATGTTGGATTTGCTACTGGGTTTACTGCTAACTGTCGCACTTGATTTCGGTAAGCAATAAATTCTGCTTGATTAGTCAAATATGGAGAATTTGCAGGGTCAGCAACATCAGGAATAGTAGTCCAATCAGTTTCGTAAAGTAATTTACTTGCTTGTTCTTTGCATTGATTTTTACTTACTTGAAGCATGGCGATTTCAACTTCTGCCCATGTAGGGGTAGACCAAGGAGCAATCCACTCAACTTCTTCGTATTGACTTTCCGTTGATGGTGGATTACCAACATAACCAGTAAACCCTGCAAATGTGGCAATGGCAATATCAAAATTATTCATAATATTTCCTTATGGGTTCTTATATTCAATAATTAACAAAGTCGAAGTACTACCTTGAGGCAAACGACCGCCAGTATTATCGTTATTATCTGGGTTATAAACAGACATATTTGAATCTTGAGTATAAATACGGTGTGCTATCGTATAAGTGCCGTTAGCAATCGTGCCTGCCGCAATTCTAAAATTGTAGTTTTGAAACGCAGAATAAGAACCCGGACCCGGATAAGACCAACCAATATTTTGAAAATCGTAAGTATTAGAACTTGTAAAACGTGGACCATAATTACAAAAGTTCTGCCCTGCTGTATAACCAGGGACTACGCCAATAAGATATAAATCATTTGCACTTGCATCTACTGGAGTGAATGAAGACGTCCAGTTAAAAATACTTTGATTAGCACCATTACCTACTGAAACACGAGTGCTATTTGTAAAATAGTGCATTCGAATTACGTTTTGATTAACTACACCCCATGATGCGGCACTTCCATTTGTAGTAAGAAAACGACCGCTATTACTGCCTTGACTAGGCAATAATGCGTTAATTGCGTTAGCGGCAGTAGATTGACCCGTACCGCCATTGGCAATAGGTACTGCACCTGATAGCCCGTCAGTAGCATCTAACTGCCCTGAAGTATTAAGATTATTGGCTAATTGAGCCAAATTGAATGCTTGTGTCATACCGCCCCCGTTCTTGCAAAGGTTTGTTGAAGTTGAGACTCTATATTCGTAGTTGGTGCGTTTGTCAAGATATATCCTCCACTTGCAGTAGTGTAATCTATTCCTTGTGTTAAGAGAACCCCGTTCATGTATAAATTTAAAGCCCCTGCCGTGTAAGCAAAATTGTAGGCAGTTTGACCAATTATTGAGTTAATCAGAATATTTACAGGGTTTCCGTTAGGAGTAGTCAAATTGTTAGGTGTCCATTGAATAATATCTAAAGTGCCACTAGCAATAGATGGCAAGTTTGTAATAGTACCACCAACAATATCGTAATCTAAGTCTGCAAGCACAATCCCGTTTAAAAATAAGAATTCGTAGCCACTATTAATAGATGCTGGAGTGTAAGAAGATTGATTTATTAAAGTTGCTGATGTCCTTGTAAACGATGGATATACCGCCCCGCCTGAGTAAGCAACACTCTTAAACGACATAATTGCTATTTGGTCGCCCAAAGTTGCTCCAATGGCAAGCGTAACTGTTCCCGTAGAACCTCCAGTATCGGTAAATTCCGAGGTTTCTAAAACAGCACCATTCTTAAAGACTAAACATTGCCCTGATATATAGCCCGCACCTCTAGTTACGTTAAAGACTGTTTGACCCGCAGTAGAAACTAAATATTCAGCCGTAAAATAAAACAAGTCAGGAACAGTAAAGCCCACGACTCGACCATAAATGTCAATAGTTAGACTAGAAATGCCTGTTGCCGTTTGCTGATAAACCCCTGAACCAAAATCAAGGTATTGCTGTAATGAAGCAACGATTCTTCCATCAGGACTATTTGTAACCGCAATTTCCCCAGTACCTACTGTGGTTGAGCCCGTTTGAATAATCTGACCCGTTCCCATATCAAGGTCAATAAAGTTAAAGCCATTAGGCAACGCTGACCATAAGCGAGGGTCGAATATAGAGGCTTGCGTAGGGACGAAAGCACCAGTTGATGCCGCATAGTCGGCAAAGCCAGTATCAAAACTAAACCTACGGCTAGTTCTATTCGCATAACATAGGTATTTATTTGTGCCAAAATCAGGGTCGGCTAAATACCAAGTGTATTGATTAGGTGCGAAAACGCCACTTGATTGATTGGTATTAATCAATCCATAGTAAAGCCTGTTAGTAGGGCTTAGGCTAAAGTTTGTTGAGCCTGTAATATCGTCAGCATAAGCAACGGCAAGGTAACGCTCTGTGTATTGAAAAGTGCTTGGTCGCCATCTAAAAATGGCACTAGCAGGACTAAATCCTGATGTTCCAAGACTATTAACCATACGGCTAAAGAAATACCAATTACCCGTAGGAATGTTTGCAACGCTTATCAATGGCAAAACTGTATTGATATTGTAAGGTGTGCCGTTAGATTGCACCTCGCTAGTACCAATGAATATTAATTGTTCAGGGGTAGGATTGCTAAATGCCGAATACCATAATTCAGCATATTGAGTTATACCCGAAGAAGAAGTCGTCACGCTTACTGTAAAAAATGGTACGGCATTAGTCGGATAGTCGTCCGCTACTACGGGGGCTATTAAAGTGCCAAAAAATAACGGGTCGCCAATGCCTGTATTAGGGCTAGGCTGAAATTGCGTAATACTTACATCATCATAAATAGATGGGTTAAATTCAGTCATAAGCAATTTAACGACAATAGAGCCATCATCATTAAAAGTTTCATTGACTTTATTAATGCGGAATAATTTATTAGCCCAACCATAATTGACGTTAGTAATAGTTACGACATCGCCTGCCTCAAATTGCAAGCCAATGTAAGCAACCGAACAATCGACTTGCAAATCTTCCCGAGCAGACTTAAGCATACGATTAGCAATGTATTGAGCCCTTACATCATTATTGACTAACGGCAAAGCAACGGATTGTTTATTGACAGGTTCGTTAGGGAATAACAAACTTGGGTCAATTTGAGCCAAGTCAAATGTAGTAGAGTTGAATGAGTCCTGATTAGACTTATCAGGAAATTTACACTCAATGACGTTAAACGAGTTATTTAAGTCTATTGGAGTAATTTGAATAGCAGAAATAATATTGCTATCGTTAATATTCATGGCTACTGTATAAGTAGGCTTTTGAACGATAACACCCCATTTTGCAGACATTTCATTATATTTAAGCAAGCAATCGCAACAAGAAGCCATGTCCTGTAAGTTTTGCATAATAGTACGAGTTGTATCTATCGTGCCATCAAATCTAAATCGTGCCTGAGTTTGCGGCATACCGTTATCGTCTGTATAAGCAAAAGACTCAGCAGAATAAACATTAAGAGCCGTTAGGCTTGTGTAGTCAATTTGCGACGCAGGAAGTGCCGCACCATACCTAGTGTTTATTAAATAATCTGCAATACAATCCCCAGTAGCATGACGACTATTAGTTAATTGGAATCTAGTTTGCTCAATGCCACGAATACCCGCATCGTTGTTATATGTCAAATGAATAATTGCAAAAGCAGAATTAGTCATTAATTTGCTACTGTCCCATTTATAAACTAGGGAATTATTAGACATAACTGTAATAGCATCAATGCTACTGTTAGCAGGACTAAACGAGCCGTTGCGATAAAGATAAATTTGAATTTTTCCCGATACTTGTGTATCGACAATGCCAGTAGATTCATCAGTCAAAGAAGCAACTGTGTAGCCATCTCCTTGAAAGGTAACTTTTTTACCGCCGTAATAGACATCGCCAAAGGTATAAGTGTCAGGAGTTTGTCCTGCATTAGTGCTTGTTACTTCTGCCAATGCAAAAACATAATACAGTTCTTGGTTATTTTCACTAATGCTCAAATCTACAATAGTGCCACCAACCCATGCAGAGCCATAAATGACGGGCAATTTATTATCGGTAGCAGGGGGAATCTGTTGTCGGTTGCCCGGATTGGGACTACTTCCTGCAACTCCATCACCACCACCAAAACTTGGCTGATTAGGACTAAACAAGACTTTAGATATGACGGCAGAAATTGCCATATTGATTGCAAAAGCAACGACTGCAATAGTAGTCGCTGAATAGCCTACTAAAATAGCAGTCGCAATAATAGTTCCTGCCGCACTTGCCTCTAATGCAAAGGCTAATCCAAAAAGAAGTACCCAAAGTTTAGCCATCATTGAATCCAATTCTCGTCTTTTTTGCGAAACCCATATTTGGAATAATCCAATTCAGGGCTTACATCTAATTTAGTCATCGTGTAATACTTAATCCGACCTGCTTTTTTTAGTTCGTTACCATACTCAATGTATGCCTGAAAAAGTCTGTATCCCGTAGTGCCTTTTCGGTAATCGGGTTTTACATACCAAGCCAATTCATGCAACGCAAACATTTTGTCGTCCCATATTGTCGGCATAATCACGCACATCAATAAACCTTTGCCCTCTGCATAAAAAACTTTACCCGCACCTGCAAAAATATTGTCAAGCAATTTATGCCAATACGCTACATTATCTTCTGCTAACAGTTCTAAGAAATCTGCGTTATCCCGAAACTCTTTCATAAGTTCGATTACCGCATCTTTATCGAAACGATTAGCCTCTCGTATCATCCTTCTTTTCCAAATTGATAATTAATAGTCGTAATAAATGCCACACGATTCATGCTTGTATCGTTAGGAGCAAAAAACTGCCATGAATTATCGTTTGTATATCTACCTGCTACTCTGTTTTGCAAAATTAATTGGATAGAGGAAGCCGATACAGTTATTACACCTACGAACTCTCTTGCTTCTTCCATCCATTGTTCTGTAATACTAAAAGAGGATATATAGCCGTTAAAAAATTGATAAAGCCCGCCTACCCCGCCAGTAGTAATTAACTGACCATTAGTATCAAAAAAACCTTTCCAAGCCTCTATCTGACTGCCCTTGATTTGCTGACCTAAAACGAAACCAAGCATGGCAGTATCAATACCTACAAGGGAGAAAGTCGTTTCATTAGCCGTAGATTTAATATCCCGTTGCACATCACCAACTCTAACTAATTGACCTAACGCATTAAATGGCAAAGCATCTACGGCAGGAATAGTTAATGCACTTGGTGTCGTTGCAAATCTATATGTGCCATCAGGCGAAGTGACTCTAACGAAGTCCGCATATCGGATATTGTTAGTGTTTTGGACTGGTGCAATATTATTCATAGCACGCTTTCAAAGGCTTTAAATGAGCCTGACCATTGAATGTATGAATCATTCTTAATTGGCACTAATGTATATACAGGATATTCACGCAATATGACAGGGAAAGTCACTCCCGTATATGCTGACCCGCCCAATGAAACTGTTACCCCATATTGACCAATTACTGCATTTACTGGGGATACTAATGGTGTAATTAAATTTCTGTGTACGGGAATAGTAACGGTGCTAGACGAACCTCTTTGCACATCAGCCGTTGCTATATACGCATAACGACCTACCTGACAAAAATCGCCCGCTTTTACAACATAATCCGATGCAGGAACAGTAGGCAAGTTGCCAAGCACTAAGTTTTTATTAGCGGAAGAAGTTTGCCATTGAGCAGATGCAATTTGACCCTCTAGCAAGTCGCCTTGATATTGAATGTAATTGACCCACCCAGTAGCACCAAAATTCAAATATTGCTCTAATGCTTTATCGGGTATGCGTAACGAATTTAATAGGCTACGATTTTGACTGTAACTCAGATAATTCATTGGGGTTAATTCAAAAGCAAACGGCACTACTGTAAGCACTTCGCTAGTGCTTAAACGCTGATTTCGGCTAACCATTTGACCAACAAACCGATGGTCATTAATTCCGACTGTTTCGCTAATTGAAAGAATAGTTGTTAGGCTCATACTTACCTCGATGTTGGGACTGAACGACCCGCAGATTGATTAGCAGACCATACAGCCATTTTATTTTTAGCAAGGAATTGTGTAGCCGATTGGGTATCAATAGCACTTAAATTGGCAATATATGGTCCGTTGTAATTAACAACTTGACCGCTACCGCCCGTTAAAGTCTCGCTAAGTCTGTTATTAGGAATAATTGTTCCCGCAGAATTAGGGATAAACAATTCAGGACCTTGTTCGCCTACCATATAAGGCAAGCCCGAACCTACTTGACCGCCTGATGCTTTACCCCCTGCCGTAGGAGCACCACCCGTTAGACCAAAGAACGATAAACCCATGCGGAATAACTGCATAGCCTGCATCTTCATTTCAATCTTCAAAAGGTCTTTAATAATGCTTCCAGCAAAGTCTTTAAATGAGAACTTGCCATTTTCTACAAAGTTATCAATCGCATTATTCATATTGTTGGTAACGGCATTAAACATCTGTTCGCCTTTTTTCATATAGTTTTCACTATCTTCGGCATACTGTCTAAATGCTTTATTCCAACCAAATGCAAAAGTGTTTTGTGCATTTTGAATGGCTATGGTTTGGTTAGCCGTTTTTTCTTCAAACGACCTACCGCTTAGTTCTACTTCTTCACGCACTTTACGCAATACATCGACCATTTCGTTATTTTTTTCAATCGTTGCATCGATAATTTTTAGGTCAATGTCTTTTAATTGGTTAGCAGTTTGCTCTTTGACTCGCAATACCGCTTCGGCTACTTCCCGTTCTTTGGTAGCCAAGCCATTCAATTGAGCCCTTAGTGCCGCTTGCTCAAGATTTAATTGTTGTTGCTTTTCAAATTCAGCAGTAATGCCTCTAGCCTTTTCTAGACTTTCAGCAAGTTTTTTTGCTTTTTCTGCTTCGGGGTCTTTTGCAGGAGTTACTTGACGACCCGCAAATCCCGCACCCGCAGTTTTAGGCTTATTGCCACTACCACTTGCTTCTCTATTAAGCACACGGCGGGCAAAGTCTTCATCAGACTTAACCATGGCTTCGACTTTTTCTTTATAGGCTTTGTAGTCATCAGCCATCTCTTTAAACTCAAATTTAAAGACACGACCAATAATTTGACCAAGAAATTTAAAGTCCTCAATAAGAATACGAACCACAGTAGTCGTATATTTAACTAATACGGCTACTACTTCGGTGGTGGTGCGAACTATATCCATAAAGAATTTCATTGCACCCGCATCTTTAGTCAAAGTATCAAACAAGTCATTCAAGGCAGGAAGTGCCGCCTCAGTAAATGCGAGGGTAAATTGTTTGGTGCTTTGTTCTAATTTATCGTTTAGTTCTGCCGCTTTTTGTATTGATTCAGCATACTTTTCGTAGGCTTGACGATTTTCTTCTACATTGTCAGCCATGCCGACCCAATCGACTCCTTTAGCCGCTTTTCCAAACATCTGCATAGCAAGGGCATTTCGTTGGATAGGGTCTTCAATTTTTGCAAGTGCAGTAACCGTCTTATCAAAAAGAGCAGTCGCATCTAACTTGGCTAAATCGTTAAGCGTAATGCCTACACGGGCAAAAGCCTTTTGAGCACCTAGCGAGCCTTCTGCCGCTTCATCAACCTGAGCCGTAAATGAGGAAAGCAATCGCCCTGCCATCTGTGCATCGCCACCATTTTGTTGCAACGCAGTACCAAGAGCAAGGATAGAGGAAATGGCTACATCATTAGCCTTAGCCGTATCAGCAACCGCATCAGCATATTGCAAGGCTTTATAAGTTGCCGCCAAAAATGCGGCTCCCGCAACTGCGGCAAACTTAGGCATTTGTGCCGAAATGTTATCTAACTTCCTATTGGCATCGGCTATGCCCTTTTGAAATTCAGCGGAGTCAAGTCCTAAGACTACGCCTAGTCTGGCTAACATACCCATTTATTGCTCCTTAAATAAGGTTTTCGGCGCATTTGGACTAATCCTCATGTAATTTTTTAACGCATCGTTTACTCTTTCGGCTTTCTGTTCCGCAGACAATGGCGGGTAAATATACTCGTATGCCCTCGGTATTATGTCTTGTAGTGTGTATGCCCGTTGATGTTCAGACCTCATGTAATTGTAAACTGCCCCTGTCAAAGAGCCAAGTGTTTCCAATATTCCACGATTACCAATTAACCCATCAATATACATAATACATATATCGGTGAATCTTTCCTCATCAACGCTATCAGGGTCAGTTCCATGTGCAGTCAAATAGGCTTTAACTTGCCTACGGACTGACCCAGTTATTTTCCCTTGCCACCTTCGTAGTTAAGCGAAATGACATTACTAATTTCTTCAATTACTTGCATCTGAATAGGAAACGGGAATAGTTCCTCAATCATTGGGTAAGTAATAGTTTGCATATCAAAGCCGTCCTGTTCGGGGACTAGCAACTTAAACATTTCGGTAATCCTTTGTTCGGCAATCAGTTTATTTTTTGCCGCTTCTTTCATGGACTTACCTTCGACTATTACATCATCATCTTTGAATTCAACTTTGATGTCAGGCTCGGTGCTATTTCTAAACTTTTCCAAGTCCTTAATAATATCTTCGTAATACTTGTTAAGCCTATCCTCAGGCATTTCTTTCATGCGTTGTTGCATGAGTTCAAATTCCGCAGTCAATGGCACTTTAACTTTAAAAGTATGACCACCTAAAGTAAAAGAACGAATGCGTACCGCCTCTTTCTTTTTAACGAAGTCTTTGCCTAATGCGTTTGCTAGATTGTTCATATCTTATTTTCCTTTTGTCTTACGGGCTTTGTATTTCTCTAAAGCCGTTCTTAAATGGTCAGCCAATGATTCGACCATCGCTTGTGACTGACTTTCCAATGCGGGTCGTAAAAAAGGTTTTGCGGCAACTTTAGCCGTTCCAAACTCCATAGCAACTGCTCGGGCATCGCTTGGAATACCAACTTGCTTAATATTGCTTTTTGTATTGTGTAAGTTTTGAAACTTTAAACGGGCAAGGGCGGGACCCGGAGCCGTAGTGACTGTGCCAATGATTACATCATTTTGGCTAACATATTTAGACCGCATATCCTTTTTAGTCGGCTTGCGGGTTTCAATACGCAAAGATGCTCGCAATCCCCCTGTATCGGCAGGAGCAAGCAATTTGGCTTGATATAAGGCGGGTTTCATGGCTTCACGAACCCCACGCTTCAAAATGGTCTTGGCATCTTTAGTGCCAAAGTCATTGGCAAGTTCGTTCAGAACATCTTTTAGTTCTTCCGCACCCTCAAATTTCCATCTAGCCGTAGCCATCATTCCCCCTTGAGGAGTTTTTGGAAGATAGCGTTATTTAGCCTTATGACATATTCAACTACTTCCTCAGGAGTCATTTTGTCTGCGTGTATTTTGGCTATTTCGTATGCCAAATGAATACCCGCAATCCTTTGCTGAGGAAAGCCGAACCAATTTTTATTACCGCTATTTGCTAGGGTAACGATGTATGAGAGTAGGTCTTGTGAGTTTGTAATTTGTGTCATATCTTGTAGAAAAGCCCCCGTAGGGGCTTCCTTTAACTATTAGACCAGCCGTAGGAGTTACCGCCTACTGGATGGACTGTGTACATAAATTTACTTTCAGCCGATGGGCTTAAATCCCATTGCAAGCCACCAACACGGGCATTAAAAGCATAAGCAACAGTATCCGTGCCATCGTAAACTGCTACGACATAAGTACGAATAATCTGACCGCTTTCGCCATCATCACGCATTAGCAACTGTGCAGGGTCGGCAGGATTCCAAGGTGCAGTAATGTTCAATGACGTTACTTGGTTTTGGGTCGTAATTTTTGCACCAGTACGAGCACCCGCAATAGAGTAAGTCGCTGAGGCATCATCGCTACCAAAAGCAGGCACGGCTTCAACAACCAATTGAATACCACCAGTACCTAGACCGCCTGCGGAAGTGCCAATAATTGCTTCGACATCAGCCCAAGTATTTAGTTCGGTATCAGTTAAAGCAGTAGGATTAGAGCCTGATTGGCACCAGAGGGTTGCTACAAATCCCGGTAAGACTTTGTTAATTAGAGCCATTTTAATTTCCTTCTTAAAAAGAGTTAATCAATCGTGTCTTATGTCGGAATATCCATAGTGCAATCAATTATCACTTGGTTTAATCCTAACTCGTTGTCATAAGTATTGTAAAGCCAATCACAGTCTAGTTTAGCGACCCAAAAGCCACCAACACCACCAAATTGACCCGAATATCCATGCAACGATTGTATTATGGTATTGCTTAAATTGAAAGCATCATTCATATTCTGTGCAAAGACAGACATTTGAAATATAGGGCGGTCAATGCCCTTATTACTTTGCGTTTGACCCGTATAAACAGGCTGATGCACATTACGCAAGTACCAAGTCACAAACGAGGGTTGCGTTGCAAAGTTCCTATTAAAACTCGCATAGACAGGAGTAGGCGACAAGATGCTTACCAACTGTGCTTGTATAGCAGTTGCGTATTGAGTTGGGTTCTGTTGTACGCTGATACTGGAGTCTGCGGGTCATTTCTATAACAAATAAATTCAATTTTTTGTCTGTCGTTAG